ATGCAGGCGCTAATACAGAATATAGGTCTCACCACAGCAGAAGAAGCAGAGAGTAATAAGAATACGAACACCACAAAACTTGAATTACCAACTATCCTAAATGCAAATTCCTTCGAAGTAGCATCCAGGGAAATTACTAACAATATGGATGATGGATTATTGCTTGAGTGTAATAAATTAGGAGATTACCTAAAATGATGAATAGCCAACTACTACTAAAGACTAACTACGCAGCAACAGGAAGTAGTGAATTAATAGATTCGATTTCAAAGTTTAAGCCATACAAGATAAAAGATCCAGCCTTCGGATTCATGTCTAATAGCGCCAACCTAGGATCAAGATTTGAGGAACCAGAATATAATTTCTGGGAATATGGCAGAATCTATGACACAGAATCGATCTTTACGATGTCAATCAGGAAAAAGCATAATCTACTTACGGCGAATCAGGTTTCGGTCTTTTGTAAAGACAAAAAATTAGAGAAGAGAGCTATGGATGAATTGTCAAAGCTAGAAATCAACACAGGTAGATCGACAGAATCTCTAGTGAGTGAGATAGCACTAAACCTGCTAATGTTTCACAATGTTTACATAGCTAAGGTTTATCGAATGGGACCTGATGGGAAAAGGATTATCGCCGGAGCATTTGCTTTACCAACAGAAACTATGCAGCTAAAGTATGATGATCGCGGAAGGGTTAAAGAGTATAGACAATATCTCTCTATGAATAAGTATGTAGAGTACTATCCGTCGGAGATATGGCACCTAACCTACATGAAAAGAACTGGCTTCGTGATTGCCCAGCCTCCACTAGAGCCAGTAAAGGACGACATAATAGCCCTCAGAAGAATAGAAGAATCCGTAGAAAATTTAATATATAAAGCTCTTTTCCCAATAATGCACGTAACCGTAGGAACCGAAGATCATCCGGCTAAAAAGTTAAAAGATGGAACGTCTGAAGTTGAGCTTGCAAAACAGTATCTTCGTGAACTGGACGACGGAGGAGGATTGGTAACATCTGAAAGAGTTTCAATAAGTGTCATTGGATCTGAATCTATGGCACTAAGAGTAGAAACCTATCTACAGTATTTTAAAAACAGAGTATATACGGGTATTGGGATTTCTCCAGCAGACCTAGGAGAGGCAGACGCAACTGGTCGCGCAACAGGAGAGATCCTAAGCAAGAACCTCATAGACTCTGTTGGATCATATCGCAGAACGATTATTCATTTTTTCGAAGATACACTCCTAAAAGAGCTATTAGAGCAATCTGGAAAGTATGTTCACTATTCCTTGAAAAAGGAAGACCGAGTTCAGATGCAATTTGAGGTAGAGGACAACGATTCAAAAATTAAAGACGAAAGTCACAGTGTCAATCTATATACACAAAAAGTACTGACACAGGAAGAGATGAGAACAAGGATTGGACTTAAGAAGTTAAAAAACCCAAGAGAGGCTGGCCCTCCAGAGCCACCAATTCAGCCTGGATCAGCAGCAAAAAAGGGCGGAGCAAGCAAGCAGAGTTCCGGGTCCGCAAAGAAACCGACATCTAAGCCAAAGGGATCTGGAGCCACTAAAAGCAGGGTAAGTCCTAAAAATCAACACTCAAAAGATTTCGAAACACTCAAGAGATTGATTGGTGACGGAATAGAGAATAATATCTCACACATTAAGTTGATCACAAAAAAAATGATTAGCTATGACGACGATCTTGTTTTTGAACTATTTTTTGCAGATTTTATATCTAGTATATCCAAGAAGAATAGAAGATCTCTCATTAAAGACGAAGACTTAATCAATCTAGTATTGAACTTAAGTATTAATGTAGTATAATTAATCCAGATTGGAGATATTAAAAATATGAATTTTCATGATGATTTTACGGTTAGGCTAAAAATAGACAGAGAGTCTACGTTAAAAATTACAGACTCTGAGCCAATGTCTGTAAAATGTAGAATTGAAGCAACTCATTCTGGGATGGTAAATGGCAACAAGTTCTTTTATCCTCCTGATAAGGTTAGAGATGGAGCTAAAAGTTTTATCTCCCCATATAACAAGCCAGTAACGACTCATCACGATTCACATGCCGATCCAATTGGTAGAGTTGTTGGATCGAGATATGTAGACTACGGGATTGCCTCAATAGAGGGGAAAGGGAAGGGGTTTTATAAAAAAATTTCAGACTTTGTTAAATCTACAAACCAGTCGCTAACCCCAGAGTACAAGGGGCTTGGACATATCGAGCTAGAGGTCGAGATAACAGACGCCGAGGCGATAAAGAAAGTAAGAGATGGCAGATATCTAACAGTATCAATAGGAGCCGCCGCAAATGCAGTTTATTGCTCCATCTGCGGCACCAATAAAAAGACTGACAGTTGTGATCACTGGAGAGGAGAGATGTATGACAGCCAAGAGTGCTTTTATATTTCTGGAAACTTAGAGTATGATCATATATCATATGTAAATACGCCAGCAGACAAAAATGCTGTATCAACGATTATTACAGACGAACTAGAAGACCTCAGCTATGATGGATCGTTAGTCGTAATAGAAGATAATATTAAAAATGTCTCGGAGACTAAAAAGCCAATGAATTTAGATGATTTTAAAACTAGAGGTCAGAAAATTGAGGACCTTTTATCGAAATATGGTGTGTCATCATATAAAGATTCACTACAGAAATCCATAGACAAGGCCAGATCCTCATCTTTTGCCTTTAGCCAGGAAAAGTCATTTCTTGTTACAGATCATGTCGGGTTAGCCATCTTTGCAAAAGAGATTGAGGACCTTGAGGATTCAGCAGAGAAAGAAGAGATTAAGGGGATTATTGACTCAAGATGGAGCAAGATCTTTGGAGATCAAACAGTAGATCAGGCACTTGACGCATTATCCAAGAAATATAATAATACTGAAATTAAAGATTCAGAGATTAGCGACGATAAAGATGTAGATGCAGAGAAGACATCTGAGTCAAAAGACGCAATTTCTACTACAATTGACGAGGAAACAATCTCTAAGATTGCCCTAAGGGTTGTAGACACACTAAAGAATCATGTAGAATCAGCAAACACTTATTCTGTGTCTAGGCTAAAAGCAGTGGAGTCTGATTTAGTTGATGCCGAATTGGAGATAACCGATCTAAGAAATCAGGTTAAGTCTCTAACGGTTGACATGATTATGTCTGCCGAAAATAAACTAGAAGATTCTACTTATAAACAAATACTTCTAGGTAGAAATATCGAGTCATTAACTGACAAGCTTGATGACATCAGAAGATCCGAAGGAAATTTTGGTGCCGATCCAGAGTCTATATCAGTAGCAGATGCCGGTAAGGTAGTTGACGAAGCTGATGAATCCTTATCTTCTGGCAACGCCGATGGAGAGAGTGCATCAATTAACGACTCCTCCACAGAAGAAGGCGACCTTACCGTCTCTGACATTAGAGATGAATACAGAAGACTCTTCTTAACAGAAGGGTCAACAAAGGCAAGAGAATACCTAAAACGCCTTCGGGATTGTGATAGATTGCCAAAGAACTTTACTTTCAACCAATAGATAGGAGAGCATAGAAAATGCAAAGCCCATACTCAGTGAATCAGCCATTTCCTGTTAAAGTTACCTCAGTTGGTAATAATAACACCCCTAACTTTGAATTCTCAGAAGGCGATCGTCCTGCTGGTTCGTTCAAAGTTGCACATTATCTACCAATTCAAAGAGAGCATCACTTTACAGAATACCTCAATAGACTCCCTGTGGAATTTGTCGTGGTATCAGCTGGTAAGGTTGTTGCTTTCGACTCTGAAGGAAATCTAGTACCAGCGGGTCTGGCATTACATCTAGCCGGGACAGCAACAACTCCACCACTTGCTTACACTGCACTCGATGTGGCCAATGGCGTTAAGAATGCCCTTGACCAGCTTGTGACTGTTGGAGAACTGGTTGTAGCCTCACTGATTGCAAAAGGCATTACGGTGTCTGAGCCAGTTGGATTAGCGTCATACAACTACTTCCGTAGAGAAAAACTGTTCCACACTAACTGGAACCCACAGCCAAATGTAGCATTTGTTTGCGATTATCAAGTTGAGTTTCCTCTTGTTCTTTCAGCTGCTTATGCGAATGTAAGATTGCATGGTATCGCAGCGTGTATCGCTGGAACTGCCGGAGCAGTACCCGGAACTGCTGTTCCACCTAAGCCTGGTCAGTTCGTCACGTTTAACGGTGACTCTAATGTAACAGTTACCGCTACAGACTATACTTATGGTGGCACTCCTCCAGAAAGAATCCTTGGACAGGTGATGTCTGTAATTGGAGACGCTAAGGGTATCAATATGTTGGATAAAGTTCTCTCTTATGATATCTCCAACGGATACGATCCTTTAGCAAAATTGCCCGGCACAGCTAATGGCGGATTACCAGACTCTGTTTATTATTCAAACGGATATGGCCTTGTAAGAATTAACCTGCAAAACAGATAATAGGAGAATAACAAATGAGAAACCTTTGGACTCCAAATGAGTTAAACCAAAAAGACGAAATTACAGACATGGTTCACGTCCTTGAAAACGGCGGACTGAATTCTGACGGAGCTAGAGTGACTGTGGCTGACGCACTTTCAACACCTAATGCCCCATTGATCATGAAAAGAGTTATTACAGAAGTAGTTGTCGAGGCCATTGAGCCCAACTTACTCGGTAGTCGACTTCTTCAGGAAATCGGATTCGACGGATATGGTTCAGTCATGAACTTCACAACCGTTGGAAAGTTAGGCATGGGAGATCTGGATATGGCCGAAGGTCAAGAATATCCAGAATTCGGAGTTGGTCTTGCTGCAAGCGGATACGCTCAAGCGGTAATCGGCAAAGTTGGTCTTTCAATCAAGATTACAGACGAGATGATCAAGTATAATCAGTGGGACATTATTGGGATGCACCTGAGACAAGCTGGATACTCACTTGCAAGACATAAAGAAAAGAAAATCATGGACAAGATTTCACAACTTGGCGTAATCACTTTTGATAATGCAAACCCTACTGCTTCTGAGATCGGAAGAACTACTGGTCGCAATATTGCTGGCGCTGGTAATGGATCACTTACTGTTGACGACATGTTTGACATGTATGCAAGAATGATGGAAAGAGGTTTTACTCCAGACATCATGCTTGTTCACCCCCTAGCTTGGGCAACGTTCATCAAAGATCCGATCATGAGAGAGTTGACAATCAATGGTAGCGGTCAAGGATGGTTTAATGGAATGCCAGGAAACAACGTATTCCCTAATCATGGTTCAGCTTATATGAAATTGAGAAAAATGAACCTTCCGTATCCAGATACAACTGGTGATCGTTCACTTACCCAGAACTCAATCTTCCCTAAGCTTCCTATGATGCTTCCATTTGGTCCGCTAACAATTATTCCTACACATTATGTGCCGTTTAATCCAGCAACCAAGACCACAGACATCATCATGATTGACTCTAGAGAATTGGGAGCTCTTGTCGTTGCCGAATCTCCGACTACCGAAGAGTGGAATGATCCTGCTCGCGACATTAAGAAAATTAAGATTCGTGAAAGATATGGCATTACCTTATTCAATAATGGTCAAGGTATTTCAATCGCAAGAAATCTTAGTATTGAACCCAACGCTCTTGCAATGCCTCCTAAGGCCGTTGTTAACGACGTTCCACCAATCATCCAAAAACCATAAGATAATCATCTTAATCAGCAAGGTTCCCGGGATTTCTTTCCCGGGGGCCTCAACAGGAGTACGACATGCTAGAACTGAAACTAAAGACTGGATCCTTTGTATTTCTGGAAGACATCTCAATTCAAATTGGTCAAACTACTGAGCTTGATGAATCTACATTATCAGACAATATGTTGAAAAACATTGCTGTAATGATCTTTAGACACATCCTTGACTCAAACATGACAGCCATTGAAGTCGCCAGACTTATTAAAGACAGTTCAAAAATTAAAGAAATAGAAAAAGCAACGAGCCTAAAGGTCTTAGAGGAGGTCGCTCTATTAGAGCCTTCTACTATTGATC